TGAATTTGTGGCTATCAGAAATGAAAGCCAAGAGAAATGTGAATACTTGTGGTCGCACCCCTCTTTTACTAAGGGTGGTAAAAATCAAACTCCAGTCCCTGTAATTATTCAGCAAGATAGGGAAAATTTGTTAAAACTGAGAAGGAAGGAGAAATAATGATAGAATATATCAAAGTAAAATTTGTTAAACTTTGGAACATAGTTTCAGGGAAAGATAAAAACTGGGACGGCTCAGTTGATATCAAAGACAAAATGATAGAAGCAGAAAATAAGACTAAATAATGCCGTATGTAGTAAAAGACTTAGTTGTATATCGTAAAATGCGAAACGGTAGACTAGTTAGAAAAGCAAAAGCTAAGTCAAAGGAAAGCGCTAGAAAAATGATAGCACTTTTAAATAGTATGGAAAGAAATGGCGGCAAAAAGAAAAGACCCGCGAGTCGGAACAGGAAAAAAACCTAAAGGTAGCGGTAGAAGACTTTATACTGACGAAAATCCAAAAGATACTATTAGAATTAAGTTTGCTACTATCAAAGACGCGAAAGCAACTGTGCGAAAAGTAAAAAGAATTCGTAAATCTTACGCGAGAAAAATACAGATACTAACAGTTGGTGAACAAAGAGCAAGAGTGATGGGAAAGAAAACAGTTTCATCAATCTTCAGGTCTGCAAAAGCAGGATTAAGAAAGGCACATGGCAGTAAAAAGAAAAAGACGCGTAGCAAAAAGAAAACCCGCTAGAAAAAGAAGAGCTTTGAGCGCAAGTGTAGTTAAAACACTTAAAAATAAAGCAAAGAATAGTAGATATACTTACGGCCAACTAGCTTCTGTATTTAGAAGAGGACAGGGCGCATTTTTAAGCTCTGGCTCTAGAAGAGGAGTTAGTATGCAACAATGGGCTTTTGGAAGAGTTAACTCTTTCATGAGAGGCGGACACCCACAAGACAACGATATTAAGAGAAGAACGAGGAAGAGACGTGTTACGAAAAAGAAGAAAAGGTAGCCGAAGAAAAGTCTCTTACAGTAAACATGGAGTACCTAGAAAATACGATGGCGGTAACTCCACCCTTGCAAGACTTATAAAAAGAATAGCAAAACTTTATAAGGAAGGCAAAAAAGTACCGAATAGTTTGATACAACGAAGAATTAAACTTGGTAAAAAACTGATGGGAAATGGAAAACGTACTACAAGACGCAAAAAGACTCGTAGAACTCGTAAATAAACTGCGAGAAAAAATGTATATTACACTACTAGATAGTAAAGAGACACAGCTAAAACTAAAAAGTAAAAATGGCAGTTAACAAGACAAAACACAGAGGGTACATCAAAAACAAAGATGTATACAAAACAGCTGGAGCGGCTCGTAGAAGAGCAAGAAAGCTGGGATTAAGAGGCATACATTCTCATGGCAGAGGTTCTGCTAAAAGATTTATGCCAGGTAGCTCACACGGTGTATACCGTAGAGCAATGAGGAAGAAGAATGGCTAGACAAGGCGGTTTTTTAAGCGGACCTACTGGTGTTCATAATACACAGAAGATTCGTAAACATAAATTAAAAAGAGGTGTTACTCGTGAAATGAATGCAGCGGCTGGAACTACTGTAAACAGTAAAAATCCATACAGCTTAGAATCATTTAGATATGCAGCAGCACCATCAGCAGTTGGACCTAAATACGGTAAAACTAAAAATCCAAGAAGAGCTAAATTTGGAAAAAGAGGCGCAGGATCAATACTACCAAGACGAGGTAGATAGAGATGGCACTCACAAAAGCAGAAAGAGCTAGACTTAAGCGAGCAGGCTTAACTAGACTCAACAAACCAAAGATGACTCCGAAGCATCGTACTAAGAAGGCAATTGTTGCTACGAGAGTCAACGGAAAGTTAAAAATTATCCGATTTGGGGCACAAGGAATGGGTCATAATTACAGCCCGGAAGCTAGAAGAAGTTTCAAAGCAAGACATCGTAAGAATATTGCTAGAGGTAAATCTTCACCAGCTTTTTGGGCAAATAAGTTTTTATGGGCTGGAAAAGGTGGCAGCACAAAGCGTCCACCTAAATCACAAAAATTTGTAAGAGGAATAAAAAGACGAAGATGATATTTAAAGAAGACGGAAGAAAATTATGGCTTGATGAAGCACTTCAGCATAGCACTACTTTTCTAAATAAACTAATACATACAGAATCAAAGAGAGAATTACAACCCCAAGAAAAAACACTTAAAGATGTAGCCGCTGCTTATTTATATTTATATAACATTATAGAGGAGCAAAATTTATTAGAAGAGACTGAAAACTTTTTTGATAAACAAACAATACATTGATTGAAGTAAGTAGAAAAGACATACTCCACGATTCTTTAGTGGAGTATAACCCAGAAAAAAGATTTATCAAGTTACCTATTCATGGGTATCTTGATCTTTTGGGTATAGAACCAAACAGCTCACAAACAGCACTTATAAATTCTATAAACGATCCCAAATATCGTTTTGTATGTGCAGCAGTATCACGAAGACAAGGCAAGACTTATATTAGTAATATAATTGGTCAACTTGTCTGCCTAGTACCAAATAGTCATGTACTATTGATGTCACCAAACTATTCACTATCACAAATTTCATTTGACTTACAAAGAAATCTTATTAAGCATTTTGACTTAGAGGTGATTCGTGATAACGCAAAAGATAAAGTTATAGAACTAAGTAATAATAGTACTATAAGAATGGGTTCTGTTAATCAAGTTGATTCAGTAGTTGGTCGTTCATATGATTTAATTATCTTTGACGAAGCAGCACTTGTTGATGGGAAGGACGCATTTAATGTCGCATTACGTCCAACACTAGATAAAGAAAACTCAAAAGCAATCTTTATCTCTACGCCACGAGGCAGAAATAATTGGTTTGCAGAATTTTACTACCGTGGTTTTACAGATGAGTTTCCCGAGTGGACATCTATCCGTGCAACATGGCAAGAGAACCCACGAGTATCCGAAGAAGATATTAAAGAAGCGAGAAAGGCAATGTCAGAGGCAGAATTCAATCAAGAATATAACGCTGATTTCAATGTATTTGAAGGACAGATATGGGCTTTCAACCATGAAAAGTGTATAGCCAATCTTGACGAGTTTGAACCTAAGGGCATGGACATCTTTGCAGGAATGGACGTTGGTTACAAAGATCCAACAGCATTTTGTGTACTTGCCTATGATTGGAATGAAAAGAAGTATTACGTTTTAGACGAGTACTACGATAGTGAAAGAACTACCGAACAACATGCCGTTGAAATACGAAAGCTGATAGACAAATGGGATATTGATTACATTTACATTGATTCCGCCGCGCAGCAAACTCGTTTTGACTTCGCACAAAATTACGATATCACTACTATTAATGCTAAAAAATCTGTACTAGATGGTATAGGTCAAGTAGCAGGAATTGTAGATAATGATAATTTAATAGTAGGTAGTCATTGTAAAGAAACAATTTTATGTTTAGATCAATACCAATGGGATCCTAATCCTAACCTTATGAAAGAAAGACCAAAACATAACATGGCATCTCACATGGCAGATGCGCTACGTTATGCATTGTACACATTTGAGACTTCTGCCACTACATTTTGATGAAGACCTTGAAAAAATATTCCTTGACAATAGGTGAAGTTTTTGATATAATTCTAATTAAGAGTTGAATATGAAATTAAAGAGAGACTTGGTTAAATATGTAAGAGACAAAGCTAAGTCAAGGTATAAGAAAAGCAACCAATGCTATATATGCGGTGATACTAAAGAATTAGATTTTCATCATTACTATGGGCTTACAGAACTTCTAGAGACCTGGTTGCAAGAACAAAACATAGAAGTTAAAACAGAACAAGATATATTAAATATTCGCGAAATATTTATAGGAGAGAACGAACAAAAAATTCTTGATGAAGCCGTAACGCTTTGTCATAAGCATCATCTGAAGCTACATTCAGTTTATGGTAAAAAGCCAAAACTAATACATGCCGAAAAGATGAAAAAATGGGTTGAAAAACAAAGAGAAAAATATGGCATGGTATGATTTTTTAATAGGCAGGAGTGAGAAAGACAATCCTGCGCAATATGTAATCTCTAGAAACGAGGGCATGACCATTGACTCTAGAGAAAATATAGTTAGTTACAGAAATGCTTTTGAGAGATTAGAAGTAGTTAACAGAGCAGTGAACATGATTGTTGACGATGTGTCCGAGATACCTTTTATAGTTAATGAACCAATAAATGGAATTGTAGGAAACGTTAAGAACATTCGTAGATCACGAGTATCTATGCTTCTTAATCAAGAACCAAATCCTTTTCAGGATATAAGTTCTTTTAAGAGGAATCTTATAGTTGACTTACTAATTGATGGTAATATATTTGTATACTTTGACGGCGTTCACCTATATCATTTACCAGCAGATAAAGTAACCATATATTCAGACGAAAATACTTTTGTTGAAAAATATACATACGACAATAGTATAGATTATAGACCTGAAGAAATAATACACATAAAGGAAAATAGTTTCCATTCAATATACAGAGGAGTCCCAAGGCTCAAACCAGCAGAGAGAACTATGCAACTGTTGGTAAACATGAGAGACTTTCAGGACAACTTTTTCAAAAATGGTGCAGTTCCAGGATTGGTTTTAAAATCGCCTAACACTCTTTCTGAGAAAATAAAAGAGAGAATGTTACAGGCATGGAGCATGAGATATAATCCAAGAACAGGTGGTAGAAGACCACTAGTTCTAGATGGAGGAATAGAAGTTGATGCTCTTACAGAAATTAATTTTAAAGAATTGGACTTTCAAGAATCCATAAAAGCAAATGAAAGAATAATATTAGAGGCAATGGGAATACCGCCAATCCTTATGGACGGTGGTAACAATGCAAATATAAGACCAAATCACAGACTTTATTACTTAGAGACTGTGTTACCAATAGTTAAAAAGATAACTTCATCTTTTGAAAGATTTTTTGGATTTGGTCTAAGTGAAGATTTAACTGGAATACCAGCTCTACAACCTGAGTTGAGAGACCAAGCTTCATACTATGCAACACTTGTAAACACAGGTATATTGACACCGAATGAAGCAAGAGAAGCACTTGGTAAAGAAAGTGTGAGTGGTTTTGATACTCCTAGAGTTCCTGCAAATATAGCAGGCTCAGCGGTAAATCCAGAAGAGGGCGGAAGGCCCGAAGAAGGAGAGAATAATGACGAATAGAATGTCAGCAATAAACAAGCTGGGTGAGTACTTTATGAAGAAAGGTAAAATACTTTCTATCAAAGAGTACAAAGCAGCAAAAGATACTCCTATGCGATGGTTAATCGTAAAAAGAGTATTTAATTCCTGGAGTAGAATGGAGATTTTTGTAAATAAACATTTTCCAGAAATTGGTACAGTTAAACCTGAAACTAAAGCAGCACCTAAAAAGGTAGCGAAGAAGGTAGTAGAAGATGAGTAATAAAATTTTTAATTTCGTTTCAACTTTCAAAAATCTTGGTGAACAAGAAGATGGTAGTGTAGAAATTAAAGGTTCTGCTAGTACCAATGCTTTAGATAGAGCAGGAGATATAATAGAACATGATGCTTGGTTAAAAAATGGTGGTTTAGATAACTACATGAACAATCCAATCATCTTATTTAATCATGACTATAACAAACCTATAGGCAGAGCAAAAGGCTTAAGTGTAGACGAGAATGGTTTACAACTTCATGCAAAAATTGCTAAGTCTGCAGGTGATGTTAAAGAATTAGTTAAAGAGGGAGTCCTTGGTGCCTTTAGTGTCGGTTTCAAGGTCAAGGACGCCGAATATATGACCGAAACTGACGGATATAGAATCAAGGACGCAGAATTATTTGAAGTATCTGTTGTCTCAGTTCCTTGTAACCAAGGAGCAACTTTTTCACTAGCAAAAAGTTTTGACAATGAAGCAGATTACAGAAAATTTCATGAGTCTTTAAGGGCTGGCTCTACTGAAATAGCAGACGCTGTTGAAGTAAAGCAGCCAAGTGGGGAGAAATCCCAAGAGGAGAAAATTATGTCGGAAGATGTAAAAAATGTTACTCCTGAAGGCTTCAATCTTGAAGAATTTGCACAAAAAGTAGCGGCTGAAACTGCTGCTAAATTTGCAATGTCTCAAGCAGAGCAGAAAGCCAAAGAAGCTAAAGAGCTTGAAGAAAAGCAAGCTGTTGAGGCTGAAGAAAAGGCTGCTGTAGAAGCAAAACAGGAAGAGCAAAAAACTATAGTGACATCAGTAATGACTGGCGCTGAAAAGTTAATGTCCGATCTAGAAAGTAGAGTTAATGAAAAACACGAAGATTTTGAAGGTGTTGTTAAGGAACTTGAATCTAAGTTGGCAGAAAAATCTGAAGAGATTATGAATATGAGAGAGTCTAAAAGAGTATTCTCTGATAGAAGTAATGCAGATTGGAAAAAAGCTTTTGAGTCAGACATTCTTGATGCAAAATTTGCTGGTGTAGCCACTGGTAAAGGTTGGGACAATGATTATGCAAAATCAGTCATGAACAAAGTAAACGAACACTCAGGTGTTGCAGTTTCTAGTGCTGACTTTGAACAAATCGTTTCAACAAACGTAGAAAGAGATATCCAAAATGAATTAGTACTGGCACCATTGTTTAGAGAGATCGTTATGAACTCTGCAAACATGATAGTACCAATTCTACCAGATAGTGGTTATGCAGAATTTGCTTCTGCACAAGCAGCTTCTGGTTCATCACCACACGGTAACTTAGAAGAAAGAGGAGACGCATACGGTGCGCCTTTTGCCGGTGTTGATTTAACAGAAAGAACGCTTTCTACTAAGAAACTAATTTCACAATCATACTTAGGTAATGAAACTGAAGAAGATGCAATCATGCCAATTCTACCTTTAATTAGAGAGCAAATGGTAAGATCACATGCTAGAGCAATTGAAAATGCTATTCTTGTCGGTGACGACGCTGATGGTGCTTTCGGTACATCTGGTGCTTCTTTTGAAGGTTTATGTCACCTAGCAAGAAACGATTCAGACTTTACACAAAGTACTACTGCATTTGCATCTGATACTTTGACTGCAGCTGAGTTACTTGCAATGAGAAAGAATATGGGTAAATACGGTGTAAATCCACAAGATGTTGTTTATATCGTATCACAAGCATCATACTTCCAACTATTAGAAGATGGTGAATTCCAAGATGTTAACTTAGTCGGCGACATGGCGTCTAAGCTATCAGGTGAAATCGGACAAGTGTTCGGTTCAAGAGTTATCCTTTGTGATGAATTCGCTGCACCTGCAACATCTAAGTTCGCAGCTATTGCTGTGTACCCAAGAAACTATGTAATGCCAAGATTGAGAGGTGTTACAATTGAATCTGACTACGAAGTAGCAAACCAAAGAAGAGTCCTAGTGGCTTCACAAAGATTAGGATTTACTGATCTTATTGATGGTGCAACTTCCAAGTGGGGTTACATGTACAAAGCTAGTTAATAGCTTTATGATGGTTCTGTGGGGTTACCTTAAACCCCACCTTTTTAAGATATGGCAGTAATAACAGGCGGAACAAATTTAATAACTTTACAGCAGTACAAAGATTTTGCTGGGATATCTGGACTTAGTGAAGATGCTAAGATTAATGTTATTATACCATCAATAAGCCAAGCAGTAAAAAGATACTGTGGCTTATCGTTTTTGGACTACTATAGTTCAAATAAAACAGAATACTTTGATATAAAAGATAACATGACAAATGCAGTTATGTTAGATGAAAGCCCACTTGTCTCCATAGTATCAGTAGAAGAAAGAGACTCACAAGCTGATAGCTATGTTACATTAATAAGCGAAAACTCAGATTCAAGTGGAAAATATGACTATGTCGTAGACTTAGAGTCCGACACAATTTTTAGAACAACAGACACAGCAGACAAAATGTTTCCGAAAGGAAGAAAAGCAGTAAAAGTAGTTTATAGAGCAGGATATGC